TTTTGCTACTGATTTAATAACTGGAGTAAAGTTATTCCCTTTTCAGCATATGGCTATTAAAGGCATGTTGGAAAGTGATTATTTTTTAGGTGTTTGGTCTCGCGGTATGAGTAAATCTTATACCACAGGTATTTATGCTGTGTTGGATGCGATTTTAAATCAAGGGGTAGAAACAGGTATATTATCAAGATCTTTTCGTCAGTCGAAAATGATATTTAAAAAAATTGAAGATATTGCCGCTAAACCTGAAGCTTATTTACTTAAACAATGCATTACTCACGTTTCTAAAAGCAACGACGAATGGGTGATGGAAATAGGTAGAAGTAGAATTCGCGCATTACCACTGGGCGATGGCGAAAAACTTCGCGGTTTTCGTTTTCATCGTATTATTATCGATGAGTTTCTTTTGATGCCCGAAAGAATTTATAACGAAGTTATTGTACCCTTCCTTTCTGTTGTCCAAAATCCAACACAAAGAGAAGATTTGTATAAAGTAGAATCTAAATTAATTGCTCAAGGAGATATGAAAGAAGAAGATCGTTATCAATGGCCTAATAATAAATTGATAGCATTGTCTTCAGCGTCTTTTAAATTTGAATACTTATATAAATTATATGAACAATATGAACAGTTGATTTATAATCCAAAAAATAAAGAAAAAACGAAAAGATGCGTTATGCAATTTTCTTACGATTGCGCTCCGGAGCAGTTGTACGATCAAAATCTAATTAATCAAGCCAAATCTACAATGAGTGAATCTCAGTTCTTGAGAGAATTTGGCGCACAATTTACAGATGATAGTTCTGGTTATTTTAAAATTTCTAAAATGGCTCTTTGTACTGTTCCTGATGGTGAACAGCCTTCAATCGAAGTAGTTGGTAAGCCTGAAGATGAATATATTGTTTCTGTTGATCCATCTTGGTCTGAAACAGAGTCATCTGATGATTTTGCTATTCAAGTTTTAAAAATTAATAAAGAAAAACAAATTTGTACATTAGTTCATTCTTATGCTTTATCCGGTTCATCACTAAAAGATCACATTCAGTATTTCTTATATATTTTAAATAATTTTAATGTTGTTGGAATTTGCATGGACTATAACGGTGGAGTTCAATTTATGAATTCTTGCAATGAAAGTGAAGTATTTAAAGCGGCTAAAATAAATTTAAAACAAATAGTTACTGAGTTTGAACGTCCAGAAGAGTATCAACAGAATTTATTAACTGCAAAATCAGAATATAATAAATCTGATTATCGATATGTTATACTTCGTAAACCAACTTCTAGTTGGATTCGATTAGCTAATGAATTATTGCAAGCAAATTTCGATCATCAAAGAACTTATTTCGCAAGTCGCGCTATTGATGATAATTTTAGAAGTCAAACTAGACAAAAAATAAATATTAATAACTTAAAATTTTCTAATGTTCTCGATTCAGAGAAAGAAAACGAAGAGGCTAAAATGATTGATTTTGTAGAACATTTAACTGACATGATACTATTGACTAAAACAGAATGCGCTTTAATACAAATTACCACATCTGCACAAGGATTGCAGAATTTTGATTTGCCACCTAATTTAAAACGCAAGACCGGTCCAGATAAACCAAGAAAAGATAGTTATTCAGCTTTAGTTTTGGGAAATTGGATGTGCAAAATTTATTTTGATATGCAACAGGTTCATATTGAAGATGTAACGGAAACATTTCAGCCACTTTTTATTGGTTAAAAGTCACTTTTAAAGTTACTATGTGTAACTATTAATAACATGAGTCGTAAATATACAAAAAAATCTGATTATTGGAATCAGTTTTCTAAAGGAGATGACAATAATGGCAATCTACCTTTAGAATCATTATTAAAAACCAATGATTCAGAGCCCTCTTTAGTTGGCGATCCATTTTATCAGTCAGAAAGTAATGCTAGTTATGAAAGAGGTGGTGGAACTAGTAATTCTGAAATAAGACGCAATTTAGCTTATGTTGGTCCTAAAATTTATAAATATGGAAATATTCGTGAAGGATTATTGCCATTTGAAATGTCAATTAATGGCTACAATATTCGCGATGCAATTGAGTTGTGCCAAAAAGCTTATGCTAATATTGCTATTTTTAGAAATGCAATTGATATCATGTCAGAATTTGCAAATGCTGAAATCTATTTAGAGGGTGGTAGTCAAAAAGCTAGAGACTTTTTTAGTAAGTGGATGAAATACGTTCAAATGTGGAACGTGAAAGATCAATATTTTCGTGAATACTATCGAAGCGGCAATGTATTCTTTTATAAGATAAATGCTAAATTTACTATTGATGATTTCTCTAAGATTCTTGAGAGCTACGCTTCATACGATGGATCATCTTATACTACAGATTTAATTATTAATAAGGATTATCCTACTAAGTATAATGTTAAAAACGAAATTCCAGTTCAATATATTCTTTTAAATCCATATTATCTAACAGTTAATAGAACAAGCTCTTGGAAGTATGTTGTTTATCAAAAGATTCTTTCTGAATATGAGTTGGAAAGATTACAGAATCCAAAAAATGATCATGATAAATTAGTGTTTCAAAATTTAGATAAAGAAACACAAAATAAAATCAAGAATGGTCAGTGGTCGCAAGATGGTTTGAAGATTCAATTAAATCCAACTGATGTAATTTATTCGTTTTACAAAAAACAAGATTACGAGCCATTTGCTGTTCCTTTTGGTTTTCCTGTTCTTGATGATATTAATTTCAAACTTGAAATGAAGAAGATTGATCAAGCTATTTGTCGTACAATTGAGAATGTTATTCTATTAATTACGATGGGCAATGAACCATCCAAGGGTGGAATTAATCATAAAAATATTCAAGCAATGCAAAATCTTTTACGCAATCAATCTGTTGGTCGCGTGCTTGTTGCAGATTATACAACTAAAGCAGAATTCTTAATCCCTGATATGAACAAGGTATTAGGATATGAAAAATATAAAATTGTTAATGAAGATATTAAAGAAGGTTTACAAAATATTTTAATTGGTTCTGAAAAATTTGCGAACACGACAGTTAAAGCTCAAGTATTTTTTGAAAGATTAAAAGAAGCTAGAAATGCGTTTTTAAATGATTTCTTGCAACCGCAACTTGATTTAATTTTTAGAAATTTAGGATTTAAAGGTAAATGCCCACAGGCGAAGTTTGAAGAAGTTTCAATTAAAGACGAAACTCAATTTAATCGTGTTGTTACAAGAATGATGGAACTTGGTATTCTTCCTCCTGAAGAAGGTCTTAAAGTTATTGAAACAGGTATTTATCCAACTCCTGAAGAGTTAGTTGCTGCTCAGGAAAAATTCGTTCAACAGAGAGAACAAGGCTATTATAATCCAATTGTTGGTGGTGTACCTATGATACCTCCACCTATTCCCGATATCGCTCCAGCTGCTCCAATAAAGAAAACATCTACTCCTAATGAAAGAGGCAGACCACTTGGTGCAAAAGCTTCTGTATTCGCTAAAGAGGCTATTGCTAAAACGATGGACGAAACAAAAAATTTAAACACTTTAGTAGAAGTAGCATTAAAGAAAAAATATTCTAAGAAATCTTTATCTAGTGATCAAAAGAAAATAGCTGCTGGTATTAGCGAAGCAATTATTGTTGGCGCTGAAAATGCTAAATGGAATGAATTGGTAGGTCAAGTTGTTAATGATCCTTCTGTTTTAGATAAATTAGGAATTTTAAATTCAATACAAGAGCTTGCAACAGAACATCAGTTGGATATTTATTCTGCTAGTTTATTATATCACAGCACAAAATATTCTGTGTAAATATATATATTATTTATGTTTCTTTATAAAACAAAGTTTGAGAATATTGTTACAGCCTCATTAAATTTTGAAAACAACGCTCTCTTGTCTGTCGCTTCATTAGAGCCTCTCAAATCATTAATTCCGTCTTCTGTTAATTTAGATAAAAATATTGATTTGGTTGGTGCCGCATTTAACGCGGCTGTTGTTAATAAATTTAATAAGAATGGAGATGGCATTGATACAAATACTGCAATTGCTTTTAAAAAATATTTTATTCATAAACCAACTAATATTGAGCATAAGAAGCAAAGAGTAGTTGGTCATATTGTTAATTCTGCATTTTCTTCTTTCGATGATAATAAATTATTGTTTGAAGAAGATGTAAAAGGAAGTTTAAATCCTTTTAATATAGCTTTAGCAGCTGTTGTTTATAGAACGGTTGATAGAGACTTTGCGGACGCATTAGAAAGTTCAAACGATCCAGAATCAAATCTATATCAAAGAATTAGTGCTAGTTGGGAAATTGGATTTAATGATTATCTTATTGCTGTTGGTAGTTTAGATTTAAAAGATGCTGAAATAATTAGCAAAAAAGAACAAATCAATGAATTTAAAAAATATTTAAAAGGTTTCGATGGTCCTGGTAAATTAAATGATGGTACTCCTGTTTATCGTTTAGTAACAGGAAGAATTTATCCATTAGGTATTGGATTTACAACAAATCCTGCGGCTGATGTTCAAGGTGTGATTATTGACGATGGAGTATCAAGCATTAAAACACCTGAAGAAAATGATAAACCAGAATCTATTGAAGTCAATTCTTCTGATGTGTTAGATTTAATTAATAAAAAATTTTCACAAAATAACGATAATACTGTAATTACTAATAAAACAAAAATTATGGATCTAGAACAAATTATATCCGCATTAAAGACGGTTCTTGCAGAAAAGCAAGACACTGCAAAATTCAGTGAAGAAACCGTC